AAGTACCATTTTTAGAAAATGAACAATGACCGTCTGTGTCCATCAAACCTTGTAATATTGCAAGTCGGTTCTCAATGGAGGAATATTTATATATCTCAGGTATAAATTTATTATGAGAACGAGTGTTATCTAATTTTAAATCTCTTAGTGGTTCTCCAATATTTAAATTACCTTTTCTTTTATTATCCTGTGATTTATTTTCTTTTAAATTAAAGTTTTCAAATAACTCATCATAATCGTCTTTATGGACAGTAAAAACACATGATGAGTTGGTAAAATGACCATCCCCAAGACAAAGTCCAAGTAAATAGGGTTCTATAGGTAATTCGTTGTTATTTTCAAAATTAATTGGTTTTACAATTGGAATCTGCCATTTGTTATTACCATTTGGGGATTTATAATAAGTTGAAAATTCGTATGGTCTTTTTTCATTCAATCCTGTTCCGATTTGTTTTAATTTTAAATCTTTATCTAACATTTGTTCTGTAGATAAAGTGATATATCGATTTTCCCTATTTTTAGAATTATCACCACTATTATTAGAACTAACACACCATAAATGTTCGGCACCAACTATCACTGAAAACCCATCATTAAATGTGACTTGATATGTATCTATAACTCCTTGTGGAAATCTTCCTGTGACATTATATGATTCACCATCAGATCCAATAATCTTATCTCCAACTATAATGTCACCAATTCTCTTTCTTCCGTAAGGAGTAAAAATCTCATTATTAACAAGTTCCGCTTTACCCACGCCCATATCGTCAGCTAAAATAAACTTATTATTAGATAATAATTTTTCTATTGCTTCTTTTTGATGATTCATGGGTGCTCTATGAGAATACGGTGAATAATCAATAACTCTATTTAATTTTTTCTCTTCTTGAATTATAGCAAATTTTGGTAACCAGATTGCGTAATTATTTTGATTTTCATTTAATTTACCCCATATATGGTAAGCATTATCACTTTCACATAATAATTTTTCACACCAAATTTTTTCAGGTAATGAAGATAAGTTTTTATCTTTCATTAAAGTCTCAGCAAAATTCTTGGTGATTGTTATATGTTTTTTAGCTATTTTTGGTATAACATTATAATATTTTATAACATATTCAGATTGTGTTCTTGTTAAATTATATTTTTTGTTTGTAACAATTTTTAGTTTCCAGTCTAACATTTGGTTGTTAAATCCTTCATATTTTAACAATAATTCTCTAGCTTCTATTTCAGGTATTAAATTCTCCATACTACACAAATATACTTAAAAATTTTTTAATAACAAAACTATTTATTAAATATGAAACAAAAAATACCCATAACAAGAATAAGTAAATTCTTTTCTGAAGATGATTTTAAATTGAATCAAGAGATAGGTAAAGAATACCTTCATGGAGATATTAATATGAAGTTAGTTCTTTTTAGAATTAACACACAAAAGACTGATATTGATAATGTTTATGGTGAAGTTGGTAAAGACCAAATAAAATTTTTTCCACCTGTTGAATTTAATGGTTTAGTTAAAATTGAAGAACCTAAAAATGCTGCTTATAAAACAGGATTAAATAGATATTTGGAACCAGGAAACATGACTGTATCGGTATATATTTCACATTTGGAAGAATTGAAAATAGATATAAAATATGGTGATTTTATTGGTTATCCTGAATCAGAAGATAGGGTAAGATATTATACTGTTGTAAATGATGGGAAAGTTACATCGGATAATAAACATAATATGTTTGGTTTTAAACCATATTATAGAACAATAGTTTGTACTCCTGCACAAGAATCAGAATTTAGAGGTATATAATAAAATTAACCACATAAGTTAGATTATTTATAATAAATTAAAAAATGGGAATACCTAAAAGAAAAAATGATATACAAGTTTATAATAGCAATAGTGGTATAAACGAAACTAATGTAAAAGGAAGAAGAAAAGAATTATTAGAAAGAATAACAAAATCAGATACTTTCTTACCAGATTCAATTTTACATGAGGATCTTGATTTAGGTATGTTAAATTTTATTACTGAAAATTTTAAAATTGTTTCTGATGGTGAGGAAATACCAATAATACCTAAAATTTTAACAGTTCAAAGATGGGGAGAAATTTCGAATAATTGGTCATTCTCTGATGAAAGTGGTAATATAAAATTACCATTTATTGCGGTAATTAGAAAACCTGATGTTCAATTTGGTACTAACCCATCTATTCATAGAACTATACCAGATAGAAGACAATTTTTTTATGCATCAGTTCCAACATGGAATGGAACACAAATGGGTGCTGATGTGTATAAAATACCACAACCAATCGCTGTTGACATATCATTTGAAGTAAGTGTTATTTGTAATAAACTAAGAGATATAAATCTTTTTAATAAAAAAATATTACAAAAATTTTCTTCAAGACAATCATATACAACAGTAAAAGGTCATTATATACCCATAATATTAGAAAGAATAGAAGATTCTAGTCCAATGGATTCTTTAGATAATAGAAGATTCTATATTCAAAATTATTCTTTTTTAATGTTAGGTTTCTTAATTGATGATGAAGAATTTGAAGTTAAACCAGCAATTAGTAGATTGTTCTTATTAAATGAATTTATTCAAAGTAATAATTTTATAAAAAAATATATTACAAAAACTATTGAAGTAACTATCGTGTCTTTTCCAGGTGATGGTGTACAAAAAATTTTTAGTGTTGGTGAAACTATAAATGTTTTATTTACCGTAACAATAAATGGTATTCTTGAAAATAAAGATGAAGATTATTTTCATGTGTCTCAAACCTCCAAAATAAGTTTTGTTGAACCACCGGTAGAAGGTTCCGTTATAACAATAACATATTATAAGGGAAGAAATGATACATTTATTGATAATTTCGGTAAACCTTTAAATGTATTTTATCAACATTTCATATATGACGGAAGTTCTTTAGAATTTACTACAAATTCATCTATTAATAGTGTTATTAGTTTTGATATTAATGGTCTTACTGAAGAAGAAAGTGTTGGGTATGAGGTTTCTGGTGATTATAAAGTTAAACTTTTAGGTACTCCAATTGTAGGTTCAAAAATAGGTGTTGTTTATTTAAGTTAAATTTTAAATACCAATTTAAAATTATATAAAAATCTTTGATAAAAATAAAGATATTTATATTATAAGAAATAAAATAAATAAACCAAAATTTTAAATATGTCAAATTCAAATAGAGTTTTCGTATCTCCAGGTGTTTATACATCAGAAAAAGATTTAACATTTGTTGCTCAAAGTGTTGGTGTCACAACTCTCGGATTAGTTGGTGAAACATTAAAAGGTCCAGCTTTTGAACCAATACTTATTAGTGATTATAACGAATTTAAACAATACTTCGGTGGTTCAACACCTGTGAAAGATGGTAATGGTAATCCAAAGTATGAATTACCATATGTTGCAAAATCATATCTTGAGGAATCAAATCAACTTTTTGTAACAAAAATATTAGGATTAACAGGATATAAACCAGTTAAAACTTTCTCAATTAAAACAATTGGTGGTGTAGAATTAGGTTCATTAAGTGGTTCAACTACCGGAACATGTGATCCATCAACAAGTGCTCAAATAACTGGAAGTACGTTTTATCAAAACTTATCCGGAATAACAACATATGATGGTGAAACTTTTTTAAATTATGTAACAGAAACATTTAGTAATAATACTAATAGTGATGATGGTCAATGGTTTGTTATTGGTTTAGTACCTGAAAACTCAATAACTGGTTTGTTTAGTGATTATGAAGAAGTATCACCATTAACTGGTCTTATAAATTCAACAAATCCAAATAATAAAGAATGGTACAATCAATTATGTAATACTAACGGTACTCAAGTTTATTCTTATTTATTTGTTTATAATTCAGGAACTACGGCATTTGATGTTACTCAATTTACATACAATTCAACAGTATTAACTGAATATAATAATCAAGTAGTACTTTCTTTTAGATCAAGAGGTTCTTATTCAGGACAAACATTATTACTTGAAACAACAGGTAATACTCAATTTAATATTAGTGGAAATGATTTATTGAAGAATCCTTTATCTGAATTTACTATCAACGTAACTGGTTCAACAAGTGGTTCTAAAGTATTTACATGTTCTATGGATACAACATCACCAAAATATGTGACAAAAGTTTTAGGTACTGATGTTTTTGATAAACCAAAAGATGAGATTCCGATTTATGTACATGAAGCATATCCTAATTATTTATCATCAGCATATAAACAAGGTTTTATTAGAGGTCTAAGTTTAGATGAAGTATATGTTTCAGAAGGAAATAATTATGCAACTCAATGGGACACCCCATTATCACCAATGGTAGTGTCAGAAGTTAGAGGTGGTAAAGTTTCTGATTTATTTCAAGTAATAACTATTTCTGATGGAAATAGTGCAAATGCTGAAGTTAAAATTTCAATTATAAATATTAATATTGAAACAGGTGAATTTGATCTTTTAGTTAGGGATTTTAATGATACTGATGAAAATCAAGTTGTAATTGAAAAATTCACACGTTGTTCAATGAATCCTGATTTACCTGGATATGTTGCAAGAAAAGTTGGTACGTCTGATAGTGAATATGAATTACGTTCAAGATATATCATGTTAAACATGGCATCAAATCATCCAGTAGATGCATTTCCAGCAGGATTTAAAGGTTTTGTAAATAATTCTTCATTTTCAGGATCGACATTAGGTTCTATCATGTATAAGACCGAATTTTATGATGCTGGAGATATTGTTGGATATAATGCAGATGGATCTGATGTTCAATCATCAGGTGATAAAATTAAAAAAATAAGTTTTGGTCTTTCTTCACAAATAGGATTTGATAAAGATTTATTTAAGTTTAAAGGTACGTCAGCAATTACAACAACAAATGGTTTCCACTTATCAGTAAACGCGGCACCTATTACGGGAACAACCTTTATTACTACACCATATAATTTAGAAAGTCAAACAGGTGTTGATAATGTTTTAACAAATATTAATTACCGTAAATTTACTTTTGCGGTATGTGGTGGTTATGATGGGTGGGATATATACAGACAAGTTAGAACATATGGTGATCAATATATCTTTGGAAAACAAACATATGTTAGTGGTAACACATCAAATGGTGGTTTATTCAGTACATCTGTTGGTAATTCTGATTACTATTCTTATTTACAAGGTATAAACACATTTTCAAATCCTGAATCAGTTAATATTAATATTTTTGCAACTCCTGGTATTAATTTTTATGACCATAGTTCATTAACATCACAAGCGATTGATATTATTGAAAATGAAAGAGCTGATTCACTTTATATTATTGCACCACCAAATTATTCAACAGTTGAAGAAGTTGTAGATGCTTTAGATAGTGTTTCTTTAGATACTAATTATTCGGCAACATATTGGCCATGGATACAAGTTAGAGATGTTGATAATGCCACTCAATTATTTATACCACCAACTGGTGAGGTTGTAAGAAATATCGCATTAACAGATAACGTATCTTTCCCATGGTTTGCAGTTGCTGGTTATTCAAGAGGATTAGTGAAATCTATAAAAGCTATAAAAAAATTAACTCTTGATGAAAGAGATGAATTATATAAAAATAGAATAAATCCAATAGCAACTTTTTCTGATACTGGAACAATAATTTGGGGAAATAAAACTCTTCAAGTAAGGGAATCAGCTTTAGATAGAATAAATGTTAGAAGATTATTATTAAGAGCCAGAAAACTTATTTCTGCAGTTGCAGTTAGATTACTTTTCGAACAAAATGATGAACAGGTAAGGAATGAATTTTTAAGATTGGTAAATCCAATATTAGAATCAATAAAAAGAGAAAGAGGTTTATATGAATTCCGTGTAACGGTATCAAATGAACCAGAAGATATTGATGCTAATACTCTTAGAGGTAAAATTTATATAAAACCTACAAGATCATTAGAATTTATTGATGTTGAATTTATTATAACACCTACAGGTGCGTCATTTGACAATATATAAGACTAAATGTTTTTTTATAATGAATCCCCATTTATTAAACAATATTTGGGGATTTTTTTATTATTTTTTTTATATACTAGTATCTAGTATCTAGTGCAAAAATATAAAAAATAAATTAATATTTAAAATATTTTTTTAC